CCACGGAATAACTTATTAGTAAAGTACTTTAAGTCATCAATTTCACCAATATTCTTACCGCCTTCTAGCATTGTGACTTCGGAACCTTTGCCGTCTGCTGTTTTAGGGAAGAAATAGTCTTCATTTATGCTTAGAGGGTTGTATGCAGAGTCTATGACATTCTGTCCGCCACCTGTTTGTGACGGAATACGGCGTTGATGTATTTCATTCTTAACACGTTCTACAAATGCCATAGCTAGGTGACTAGGCATATTACCTACGTCAATATGGAAAACACGACGTTCTGGAGCACGTTGTATACGATAGATAAGAATAGCATCTTCTAAAAGTTCTTTTTGTTTATAAACTTTAAAGATGTTTTCTAGTAAACTGTTACCAAACGGGTAATTGTTATCTAATCCTTCTGAAAGACTTAGATGTACAATATGTTCTGCGTTAATAGCATGTTCTGTTTGCTGTAGACCAAAACGATTGCTTCCGCTAGTACTTGCTCCGCCGGCACCAGCTTGACTAGCACCACTAGATCCGGTATAACCGCTGGCAGGAACAACTACTCCACCTCCTGCGTTACGTGGATTAATGTTAGGAGTTATTTGTGTAGCAACTAACTCTTCAAAATTAGGTGCTAGATTTTTAATAACATACTGTTCTGGCTTTTTGCCTTCGCTTTCGTTAACAATAACTTTGATAATTTGACTAGTATCTACCCAAGACCATTTTTGATTTTCAGGATCGCGGATAAAGAAAGCATCACCATATTTGAATACGTTACGTACAATACGGAAAATTCTAGTGTCAAACTTTTGTAACTTATTCCATTGCTGTAGATATTCACCTAGCACACGAACTTCAACATTGGTTGCTTTACTGCGCCATTTTACAGCAAACGGACTTTTTGAATCTTTTAATTTTTGTGTACAAAATTCTGCTAGAATATCTAATGCCGCATTTACTTCAGGATCTGAATCCATAACTTCATACTGAGCATAGCGTTCAATACGATTTGGACTACCGGTATAAACATCAGGAAGATAGCTACTGTAATTGCTACGTGCCGGACCTGGACGATTACCAGAATTAATTCCGGAAATAGTACTCAATTGTCCAGATTGCCCAGTGTTAGCAACTGGTGAAAAGTATTTTTTCCAACTCATTTAATTGTTATCTTCCTTGTTTGGTATTCTTAGCAGTCTTCTCAGCATGGTTGGCCATGTCGGCAGTATTACTAATTACTCTTAGCATCATACTATTTAATGTTTTTAACTGTTCGTTGAGGTCGTTTAGAGTAGCAGGATGCGAGTCTGTTGGTGCCGGTACAGCTGATTGTTGTTTAGATGCTTGCTGTTTAGCATCTTCTGCTCTTTTGGCTTCTGCTTGTTTTTCATTTTTGGCTTTGTCTTCTTCGGCAAATTTAGCTTTGTTGATTTCAGCTTGCTTGGCATCGATAATTTTGGGATTAAACATATCTCCTAAAAGATTGCCACCGCCAATTTTACCAAACATATCTTCCATTTGTTTCTTTTGTTCAGTGACCGCACCCACTGGTAACTGCCCGGTTAGTTGTTTAACATCTATTGTTTGTAAAACTTTAGACATTTGAGCTTTTGCCTCTTCAACTTTACCTGCTACTTGCTCGGAACTTACAGCTTTTTTAAGTTGTTCTGTTGTTTTTACAATATCAACTTGTTCAACAGACGCTGTAGTAACTGCTTCTTGTTTTTTCTTTTCATTATCCTGTATCTTAGTAACGTAGTCTGCGCTAAAACTCTGTAACTTGTTATTCATGTCGATATAAAAGTCATCCATCTTAGCGCCTTTAGGCAACATAGCTGTTATAGCATCGTCACTTAGGCCGGCAACATTTTTACCTATTACTTCTTTAGCAAGATTAGCTTCTCGTTCGTATCCAGCCATTTTAGCTTTTTCGGCATCTGACTGTATACCAGCACTTTGACTAGCCGCAGATTTTTTCTTATCAACTTCGTTAGATAATATCTTAGTATGTTCTTCTACTTGCTGTCGTGTTTTTTCTATTACACCTTCTTTTCTAGAAACTTCGATACTAGTGCCATCTTCCATACGTTTTTGTAATGGATCCATTAGAGCTTTATATTTTTCTTCTAATGCTTTGGCACTATCTCCAGTAGTCATTGCTTTAATAATATCTTTAAAGCTAGCATCTGGTCCCAACTGTGCTTTAGTTTGTGATAGAAGTTTTTGTCTATCACTTTCATATTGTCCTCTAACTTTTTCTAATTCAGCTTCAGCTTTTTTACTATCATCGTTTTGTACACGACTTGTAGTCGTACTTCCGCCGCCTGCTGAGCTTATTGTGGTATCAATAGTTTTAGAAATTTCTGAAAAATTAATTCCTTTGCCGCCTGACCCAATTTGGTCGTTAGGAACAACAGTCATTGATCCTCTTGGTTTTATAATTTCTGGGCCATTTTCTCCAACTAGATATGGTTCCCCAGGGTCAACGTCACCACCTCCTGCTTTCTTTTTAATTGGGCTAACATTGCCTGTGCTTCCTACACCGGAAGGTTTTTCACTTGCTGTACCTGAACCAGAATTTACATTAGAACTGTTTAATAAATTTCCAATATAGTCTTGTGCTTTTTTAAATTGTTCTTGCTGAGTAGCTACTGTTGCTTCTGTAGTAGTGCGAGGACCTCCGGCGGCAGCTATGGCATTATTAAATTTTTCAACGGCGCCTGGAGTGTTTAAGGCTTGTTTATTAATGTTTTCAAAATTAGTAGCAACAGCAGAGGCTTGTGTTTTAATTCTGTCATTAAATTCGTTAATACCTCTAGTCAGTGCTTGCCCAGGATCTCTTGCCGCTTCGCTAGGTGAAGTTACTACAGCACCTTTTTCATCGACTGGTCGACCATTAGCATCTACTTTGCCGCCAGTACTAACTGTTTTAAATTCTAATCTTGCCTTGGCGGCTCCTGCTTCATAAGCCTGATCACCAGTTAGTCCCGTTTCTTGAGCATTTGCCTGTGCTGTTCTTAGAGATTTTTGTACGTCAAGATTGCCCGCAGTTTCTCTACTAACTTTTGCTAAATTGCTATTGGATATTAAAGCAGTTTCATTGTACTGTTTGCTCATCATAGCCGCTTGGGCGTCTGCTACAGCTCTAGTTTGTGCTTGACGGGCGGCCTCAATTTGTGCGGCATCACCGCTTTCCATCGCACGAGCTAGACCTTGCTGTGCGGCCTGTAATTTATCGCCTGAACCGTTAACAGCATTTAAGGCATTGTAAAATCCTTTAGCTGTTTCATCAAATTTACCAGTTTGGAAAGCAACTTGTAAATGATCGGCAGCAGGACCTAGTGCCTTTATAGCTACTTGAGTTTCTAGATAGGCATCTTTTTGTTTACCTTCTAGTGTGTTTAACACCATGAAAGTATCTGCGCTTTCTTGAGCAGACTTAGTCTGTTGTGCTAAAGCATCTCTGCTCATGCCAGTAGCGGCTGCAGTTTCAGTAATTTGTAAAGCCATTTGTTCTGCGGCTTCACGTGCTTTGGTTCTAGATTCGGCATCGGCCAAATTTAATTTTCTATTACCAGTTAAACTAAGAGCTGTAAAATCTGCTAGTTCTTTCTGTGTAACTCCATAGGCTTGTAGTATTCCACCAACATCGCTTTCTCTAACATCTTTTGCAAAACTGCTGAACACTTCGGCACTGCGGGCATTACTGCCAGCCAAGCCAGCAATGTTAGCGCCAGAATCCTTTAATGTCCTATTCCATTCTTCTGTAGTTAAACCAGCTTGAGCGGCTTCTCTAGTAAATTTAAAAATGTCATTAGTAGCAAAGCCTGCTCTAGTTGCTTGATCCAGTTGAGTTTTGTTTTCTAGAACTGCTTTACCAACAATCTCTATGGCCGATCCAAATTTACTTAAACCGATTCCACTAGCTATATTACTAAGATTATTAAGAGCTATAGCCGCTGGTTCTGCTCCAGTGGCTACCCGTTGAAAACCTAATATAACCGGAACAGTAGCATTATAAACACTTCCAAGTCCGTCAACAAGTTGTTTAGTATCTATATTAAGACCAGCAGGTTTAGCCGCACTATTACTACTACCGCCAAGAGCATTTTTTAAATCATCTACGGTCATGTCACCAATTTTTTGTGGAGGGGCCATTATTTTTCCTTAAAAATATGCGTATATAAATACACTTACATATATTTATCAGGAGCCAAATCATGGCAAATAACCCGTTACAGCAGTATTTTAGACAACCAAAAGTTTATATCAAACTACCTAGTCAAGGCACTTACAGTCCACCAGGTACGTTCACTGCGGATGTTACCAATTTGCCTGTTTACGGTATGACTGGTATGGATGAAATCATCATGAAAACTCCAGACAGTTTACTTACTGGAGAAAGTATCGTACAAGTTATCAAAAGCTGTTGCCCAGGTATTATCGATCCTTGGCAATTATGTGTTCTAGATACTGATTTGATATTCAGTGCTATTCGTATTGCTACATTTGGTCAGCAGATGGGTGTAACACATACCTGTCCACATTGTAATACTGAAAATGCTTATGATATAGACTTATCAAAAATTATTGAACACTTTAGCCAGTGCCAGTATGATAACAAGATTGTGTTAAAAGATCTAGTGGTCAAGACACAACCATTGACTTATAAACAAAGTACTGAATTTGCCTTACGTAACTTTGCCTTACAACAACAGTTGTCACAAGCAGAAAGGCTAGAAGATAAAGAAGAACAGCAAAAAGTCATTAATCGGTTGTTTTTAGATCTAGCCAACATGCAGAATGATCTTTTTTGGTACAGTATTGAAAGTGTGGAAGTAGGAAATACTGTAGTAAATGAAAGAGAATTCATTCGTGAATGGATTTTAAATTGTGATAGAGATATATTTGAAAAACTCAAAGCACAAATTGAAAAAAACAAAGAATCATGGCTAGCTCCTATGTATAATGTGATTTGTGAAAACACCGAGTGCGGAGCCGAAAATAAGATCAGAGTGGATCTAGACCAAAGCAATTTTTTCGTCAAAGCCTAATTGGATTACCGCCAGTAGAAATCGAACAACATCTGGTTAGGCTAGAAGAAGAAATAAAATATTTTAAAACAGAATTATTTAGACTTAGTTGGTATATGCGAGGCGGAGTAACAGTAAATGATCTATTACACGTCTACAGCTATGATGATCGACAGATGATCTATATGGTTATCAATGAAAACATCGAAACTACCAAAGAAACACGATTGCCGTTAATATAAAGTTATCTCGCCAGTCTTACTGTTTCGCCATTTGCCAGGACTCATCTCAACCCAAGGACTACCTGGTGTGCCAGGAGCTCCGTCGGGGAATCTTGTGCTGGTACTAGGTTTAGGTTCATTAGCGTCTTTGTTGTCTGGGGTTTGACTAGTAGCATCTTTATCTTTGCTAGCATCAGGCTTGCTAGTATCTTTTTGTCCAGCTACATTGCCATTACCTGTGTTAGCTTCAGGTTCAGCTTCTGGAGGCATACCAAAATCGGGATTAACTTTGTTGATAACTGTGTTGGCTGCTCCGCCTACTGCGTTCAAAGCATTGTAGATAGCTGGATTATCACTCTTCAAATGATCTAGAATATTTTTAGCCGGGCCGCCAATGATTTCTGCTAGTGGACTACCTTTAAAGTGAATTCCTAATAAAGGTATATCAACATTTAGTTGCCACAAACTGGCATATACTATCCAACGTTTGGCTGTGTCGCTGTTTAAGAAAGTGATATAGGCCAACATCATGGCTCTTTCAAATCCTTGAGCAATCTTAGCTATTGGACCTAACAAAGGAATTTTACTCGCAACACCTAACACACTGCCCGCCGCTCCTAACGCTAGAGGAGGTATACAAGCCATTAAGCGTGTTACTAGTATACTTAATTGTTCTTTTTTGTATTCATCAAACTGGCTTTGTGTCCACTTGACGGGCTTACCGTCGTCGTCTAACTCATCAGCAGGTTCGTAGTTCAAATGATCTTCTGCGTTAGTCATGTTTTGATAGTAACTTTTCCAAGCACCTACACTAGCTTCAGTAAATCCCCAAGCTACATAAGTTTTATAGATTAAATTTATTGCTTTGCCTATTGTGCCAGCAACTGATCCTTCAACTGCCTTACCGGCAGCTTCGGCGCTAGATTTAGTAGTATCAGCTGTAGCTTTAGCATCTGCAGCTGCAGCTTTGTCGCTAGGACGTTGACGGAACACTCTACGCCATGTAGAGGCTTCTTTGTTAGCAGTATCGTTAGCTAGTTTCTCAGCTTTGTCTAATATAGTGGGATCTTTTTTGACAAATCCTGAATTTGCAATGCGATTTTGTGTTTCAGGACTAAGGTCTTTAATACCAACGCTAGCAGGATCATTACCATCCTTAACTGCTTTGACTTTGAGATCAGTTAGTTCTTTAGCAACATCACGCATAAAGTTTCCTTTAAGGCCTTTACCAAATAACTTTTCAACTCCCCAATCGAAGGCACGGCTTAATAGCTTGTATTCGCCTTCTCCTTCAGATATAATTTCTATGACTTTCATGTTAATATTTATCGATCCTTAAAAGAAGAACTTGCGTTCTTCTGTTCTTCGCTAGTGCTCGAACTATTAAGGAGTAGAAAGTATTTAAGTAAACGCGAAGCGTTAAGATATTATCTAGATCGTTCAGTCACACTTTGCCCTAGCGGGCAAAGTGAATGGACATTATCTGAGTCGAACATGATCACCCTAGTGTTTTTGCGTTACAGTGGCGGTCATCCGGTACCACGAGCAAAGTCTTTATATGACGGCGGGCTATTAAACAACACTAAACGCTTAATAACCGTGGGGCTACTACCCCTCTTTTAGCCTTAATTCTCAACTACTTACACATTAAACCAGTTATCGGCGTATCTGATCATCGTCCTGTAAAGGATAGTAATGTATAACTCTGTCACCAAGCAGAACTACCTTGCCGTCACACATCAGAACGGATTCAGGGCACAATAACAACGCCTGTGCGGGCTTATTTGGTGATTAAACGGCCTAAATGATTAAGACTTGAGTATATGTGACCCATGTACACGCACTTGAATATGACCATTATAATAGAGATCGGATTCAAGAACTCTGCGTGCAAACTGCTCACGAGCTTCGATATAACTACACTCTGCCTTTGATTTACAATAGAAAAGTATTTCTCTACGAAAATTTTCTGTACCTAACTGCGTAACATCCTTGGTTAATTCAGGCGATGAACCATAATAGTCCTGCCAG